CTTCAAAACCGCCTTCTTTTCAATGTCTTTCAAGAATATGCCCGATCAGGTTTGCTTGACCGTGTTTTTTTAGTTGACAATTCTAAATTATCTGATATAATGGGTCCTGTTCCAATAATGAAGTTGTGGGACTCAATGAATAACCTGGTGACAACAACATATCACATGTTAAATGTTTTTCAAAATACACAACCAGTTATGACCACACAAACAAAGCGTATCAATACTGCCCGTGTATCTACTTTTGGTTTGCTCAATCCAGAAAATAATCAAGAAAAAATGTTTTTTGATCTTGACATTCCAAGAGAAAAAAGTTATTATTATGGAGTTCCGAAAAAACAACTAGAAGAAGATCCTAATCTTATGGAGGTTATTCGTAAAAATTTAAAATGTAATATTGAACACGAAAAAATGAAAACAACTTATTCAGTTCACTCAACTGATTATAATGAGCTTATAGCTTACTGCGAAAAAAGCAGCACTTTAATACAACAACTAGCAGTGTGAAAGATCAACACACTGACTTTAACTAAGGAGAAAATTATTATGGGAATTAATATGGATAAAATGCGTGCCCGATTGGACGCGCTACAAGGAAACGGAAACACACGAAAGAACAATTTTTGGAAACCACAAGAGGGCGAGCAAACTATTCGTCTAGTAGCTCCGTCAGATGGCGATCCCTTCCGAGATTATTGGTTTCACTATGACGTAGCAGGTGAGCCTGGATTCCTTTCGCCAAAGCGCAACTTTGGTGAGGACTGCCCACTTGATGACTACGTTCGAGCGTTGTATCGTGAGGGCTCTGAAGACTCAAAGCGAGTGGCTTACAAGCTTCGCGCCAAGCAACGTTTCTTTGCTCCAGTTCTTGTCCGAGGGCAAGAAGAAGAAGGCGTAAAGGTTTGGGGATTTGGTAAGCGTGCTTACGAAACTCTACTTGGTCTTGTTCTTAACCCAGAATATGGTGACATCACAGACCCAACTGAGGGAACCGATCTGGTTATTGCATACTCAAAACCAGCAGGAGCATCTTTCCCTGAGACTAAGATTACCCCACGACGTCGCTCATCCCTTTTACATGACGATGAAACAAAGGCTCGAACGCTTATGGAATCTGTTCCTGATTTTGATGAGGTATTTTCGGATGCTCGTCGTTCGACCACTCAAGTGGCGGATATTCTTGACCGCTTTCTAAACACTGTTGACGAGACAACTTCCAACCAACCAGTAGCGTCTACTGCTGGAACGGTTTCGGATGTCGATAAGGCATTCTCTGAACTACTAGGTAGCTAATCTTGTGGGGGGCTTGTCCCCCCTTTTTTTATTTATGAAAGGAAGGGAAAAAATTGCTGGTAAGAGCGATTCATTGCGAAGAGTGCAATACGACTGTATATTCAAGAGCATCCGAAGATTTAAGAGAGTGTGGATGCGGCCGCGTTAGGGTTTACGGTGGCTTTTTAAACCACTTTAAATATGACATAATAGGTAAAAAAACAAAGTTTAAAAAACTAAAAATGGAAATCAAAGCAACACCTGATGATCTATATGATGACTATGAGAATATGGAGGACAGGTTTGGATTGATTGAAAAGAACACAGATAAAAAACAAGCACAATCAACTTACATTTTTTAGGAGATATAAACGTGAAAAAATGGATAAAAGGACAAGAAGGGTTTGATAAAGCCCTAGAAAAAATAGCAGAAAGATATAAAGGTCTTGGAGGAGGTCCAACGAGCGAATCCTCGGTGCATGCATCAAAGCAAGACATAAAAGAAGGTTTTGCGTGGTTTTGGTCTGATAACAGTGATGTATCAAATCTTATTCAACGTTCTAAAGATTATATCTTAGAGGTTAGAGACTTTGGTGATAATATATCATTTAAATTAGATAAAAACGGTTATCGTGGACCAATATATGCCTTCAGACCAGATAGAATGTTAAATGAAAACATAGAAGAGGAGGAAAATGAGATTGGCTAAAAAGAAAACCGCTGGTCGTCTGTCGATGGACCAGATGAGAAAACTAATAAATAAAAAAGCAGGACAAGAAGTCTCTGTTGATTTGGCAGATCCAAACAATCCAACAACGGTAAAACAGTGGATTCCAACTGGGTCACGATGGCTTGACAGTATCATCTGTCGTGGTAAATTAGCTGGTATTCCAGTGGGCAAGGTTACAGAGATTGCTGGATTAGAAGCAAGCGGTAAGTCTTATATGGCTGCGCAGATAGCAGGCAACGCTCAGAAAATGGGTATTGATGTTGTCTACTTTGATTCAGAGTCATCGTTGGACTTTAATTTCTTAGAGAAAGCTGGGTGTGACCCAACTAAGATTCTTTATGTTCAGGCAACCTCAGTAGAATTTGTCTTGGAGACGATTGAAGAACTGCTTTCTTCTACAGATAGTCAATTTCTTTTTATCTGGGATAGTTTGGCTTTAACTCCATCTATTTCAGATGTAGAGGGTGACTTTAACCCACAGTCAACAATGGCTGTAAAAGCTCGTATTCTATCAAAAGGAATGTCAAAATTAACTGTGCCTATAGCAAACAGCCAGTCAACATTCTTAGTATTGAATCAGCTGAAGGCAAACATTACTCGCTCACCGTCTGAGGCTCTTACAACGCCTTACATGACACCGGGTGGTAAAGCAATGATTTATGCCTATTCTCTTCGTGTTTGGCTTACCAGACCAAAGGCAAAAGCATCTTTTGTAACTGACGACAAGGGTTATCGCATTGGTAATACCGTAAAGGTAAAACTAGAAAAGTCTCGCTTTGGCTCCCAGGGGCGCCAATGTAAGTTCCAAATACTTTGGGGTGATAGTGTTGGTGTTGCTGACGAAGAAAGTTGGTTTGATGCCATCCAAGGCTCAGAGCATCTAGATCGCGCCGGGGCATGGTATGAACTTAAGTTTGAAGATGGCACAAGCGAAAAGTTCCAATCTGCACGTTGGATTGACAAACTTCAGGATGACAAATTCAAAGCCCGAGTGCTTGAGATAATGGACGAAGAAGTTGTTCGAAAGTTTGACAAGCGAACTGGTGATGCTACCGAGTTCTACGAAGAAACTGCTTGACAAGTATAAATATTTTTATTAGTATTGGTACATAACGAATCAGAGGAGTTTTTATGAATTTTACAACACCAGAACAAGAGTACTTATATTTATATAAACGAATGGCAGATCTCTGTAAAGAGCAAAGCTGGGGTGATCCGTTTAGTTATGCTCGATCAAAAGAGATTTACGCAGCTATAAAATTAGGTCACACCGTGGCGCCAACTCTTTCTGGTGCTGATGGTTACGATTCTAATGGAAACCCATTGGAATACAAATCTACTACTGATGATAATTGTCAAGGCTCCTATACTGGTATTTCAGTTCAGGAAACTTGGGCTTTACAGGATAAATACCTGAGAGAAAATAAGATTTTGCCTTACCATAAACACTATTATAATAGATTTGAGAATGGTGAGATGGTAGAATCTTGGTCAATGACCGGTCAAAAAGTTTATGAACTTCTTGAACCCAAGTTACGTAAAAAATATCCAAATGTTCTTAAGAAAAAAGATCCCCGCTTGAGTGCAAATATCACCTGGGGTGAAATCAAAAAACACGGTACAAAAATAATTTAATTTTTTACTTGACTTAAATTTTAATTTAGGTTATAGTAGTGTACACAAATTGAAAAGGAGGTTAAAAATTGCGAGAACAACAGTACAATGAGTTTCTTGAACAGTTTGCAGATGCATTTGAGAAGTATGACAAATGGGTTGATCCTAAGTCGTTACTTAAGTTCGATCAAGAAGCCAGGGTAAAAGGAGATTATCAAAATAACGTTAAAAAGTATTCTGGTCAATTTATGAATGGTACCGAACAGCGAATACCAATAAGCGTGGTTCCACTTGGTGATGGTTACATTGTAAAAGATGGCGTCACAAGAGGAAAGGCAAAGCAGATTGCCAAGCGCGAAGATCCAGAACAGTTAATTCTTGTGAATACTTTTTGTCATGAAGTTTTGCACTTCACAAAAGATGACTGGGATGATTTCCAAGATCAAGCTAACGATCACCCAGGTGCTATGCCAAGCACAGAGCAGGATTTAAAAAATGCGGTACAAAAAAGATTTCAGACTGGTCGGCTAGATACAATTATTTGTAATCAGAACAACAATGTCAAGTTGGATTATAATAACAAGAGCGAAATAAACCAGTACTGTGAATTAGGAGGCAGATGGTTTATAGAAACGCTGTTCCCAAATTCAGGTTACACTTGGAAGTGGTTTTCAAACCAAATTAAAGCGTGTATTTCAGAATTTGGCAAACTAGTTTCACCAGTGAAGACATATGGAGATACAGAAATAAAAAAAGTCTACACTGACCAAGGCGGCACAAAATACTCTTCCAATAGCAAGTCGATGAATGAGATTAGCGGCAACGAAAAGCTGTTCACAATACGAGATAATTCACGTATTTCTCCAAATCTGTATGGCGCTTTTATGAAGCATCTGCAATCAAACCCATCAGTAGACTACACTGTGATGATAAGTTATACTAATGTGCTTGATAAAGAAGATGCCGATATTATTGAAGCACGCGATGCCGCAGTGGAATCTATTAAAGAGTTGTTAGATATGCTTAAGCCTGAATTTCTAGAAAAATTAACGTTTTCAGTAAAGCATATGAGCCAACTATCTACAGATAACAGCGGTGTGACAACTATGTACACCCTTAAAGGTAAACATAGTTCTGCATCGCCCACACCAGTACAGCAACAGCTGTCACTACAAGTTGTAAACACATAATATGAAATTACTTCTTCAGGATGGTCTATCTTTCCTAGAAAGCATTCCAGATAACTCTGTTGATCTAGTGTTGACTGATCCACCCTACATCACTTCTCGGGAAACTGGGATGGATAAATGGGTGGATCATATCAACAAACAAGATGCAGAAGACTCTGAAAATGTTAAGACAGAGGAAGATTGGCTAAATTATAAAACATTGTGGCAATGGCTAACCTGGTTTCAAACCGGAGGGGTGCATAGAATAGACAAAACGGTTATGAAAAAAAAGATACTACCACAGCTAAAGAGAATGAAACAAGATTTTCTGAAGTATGGAAGCATATACGGCAAAAAGTATGCTGTAAGAACCGATTACGGCTCTTGGGATTCTGAATTTACGATGGAAAAGTTGAATTTATTTATTCAGCATTTTTATCGTGTTCTTCGTCCAGGTGGGACATGCATTGTCTTCTTTGATATTTGGAAACTATCTTACCTAAAAGAGCAACTTGAAGACGCTAAATTTAAGCAGCTAAGGTTTGTTGAGTGGATAAAGACAAACCCGCAGCCTCTCAACAGCAGTAGAAATTATCTTACTAACTGTAGAGAAATTGCACTACTTGGTGTTAAAAAGGGTAGCCCAACATTCAATAGTAGTTATGACAACGCCATTTATGAGTTTCCAATTCAAGGTGGTAAGGATAGATTTCATCCAACACAAAAAAGCCTTCTTTTATTTGAAGAACTTGTTAAAAAGCACTCGAACGAGGGCGATCTGGTTTTAGATTGCTTTTCAGGCTCTGGTACAACTGCGGTCGCAGCAGTGAACTTGAATAGAAACTTTATTGGATGTGAAGTTAGCGAAGAATATTTTAAAAAATCTATAGCTAGATTAGAAAACACATTCCAGAAAAAGGCTAAGGTATGAGTGAGCGAGTGATAATTATAGATGGGCTAAATATGTTTCTGCGAAGTTACATTGTAGTCCCACAGTTGTCCAAGGAAGGTCAACCCATTGGTGGAACAACTGGCTTTCTTAAGTCTCTTCAAAAGCTTTGCCGTGAAATGAAACCAACACAAATCGTTGTTTGTTGGGATGGTCGCGGAGGAAGCAGAAAGCGCAAGCAACAAAACAAAAACTAT